AATTATTTGTAGAATTATTTGTAGAATTATTTGTAGAATTATTTGTAGAATTATTTGTAGAATTATTTGTAGAATTATTTGTAGGCTTATTTGTAGAGTTAAATTTATTAAAAAAATATAGAAAACCCAATAAAATAAATAAAACAAATAAAATAATTATATTTGTTATCAAAGTATAACTTGATTTATTAGAATTAATAGAAGTAGGTATAGTTATTTTATTTGTATCCATAATAATAATATAATTATATATTATTATTTCAAACTTAACAGATATAAGAATTGATTTATAGAAGCTAATATTTCATCTCTGATAGTAAATAAATCGCTATTTGACATAGATTTAATAAAAGGTTCGTTATCTAAATTAACGAGATAACTTTTAAAATGGTTTAATTCTAATTTCATATTAGTATCAAAATGATTACCACTTGGAAAATCAATTAAAGGGATACTTTTTACATTTTCTAAATTAACTCTTTCTCCATTTAATTTTCCCAACATGACTTCTACAAATCTATCAATATTTTTACTTAACGCATCGTGTAATTCATCACTTGCTTTATGTGCTGCGTAATTACAAGTTTTCCAATGATATAATTTTGTCATATTTAAAACAATTAAAAATTTCATTACAATTTGTTCTTTGAAGTTATTATGTTTATATTTTTTATATATATATTTTCTAGTTCGCATATAATATCTAAACATTATTTGTGCGAGGTATAAATTCTTCTTCAAATGAATTCATTTTTTCTAATTTCTCTATAGTTTTATCTAAATTGGAACGTTTTACAGAAGTAAATAAATAATCCATATTTGGTGAATGTTCGTTCTTTTTTATTTGAATATATATATTATCTATTTTCTCTACTAATTGAGCGACTTGTTCTTTTTCTTTAATAATTTCTTCATCAGTAGGAACAACTTCAGTAAGTAGAGAAATAGCAAAATAAATAATATATCTTCTTTTTTTACCGATTGCTTTAGTATATCGCAAACAGAATAAATGTAATAAACTTTTCATAATTCTTTTTATAAATTCGGAATGATGTAATTCAGTTTCTCTTAAAATAGCGTCCCAAATTAACCAAATAATATCCATTTGAAAATTATTCTCTACTGGAATAATATCTCTTCTTTCACATTTACATTTTTTTTTTTTAGAAATACATATATTATCATATTCAATAATCCATTCAACCCAATAACAAGCTAATAAAGTATTTTTTACATCTTTAGTAATACTATAACTAAATTCATTAATTGGAATAAATAATTCTTTTGGGTCTTCATTCATCATAATTACAGCAAAATAAATAGTTGGTGCTTTTAATTTATCTGTCATAGAAGCAATATCAAAATCTTCTTTTTTAACTTTTATTTCATCAAAACTATGTTTTCTTTTTGCGTAACAAATAATACAGATAACTTCAGCAAATAATTTTCTTATTTTATCATTATTTCGTAATGAAAGTTCTGAATTAATATAACCGTTTTTTAAAATAGCTTTAAAAGTTTCAATACGATTATCTAAATAAATAGTTAATTTGGGGTTCCCTAAATGAATATATTTGCTATAAAAGTAGAGAATAATATCCCATAAATCACTATAAAGTCCAGCACAAATAAATTCAGCACTCCAATAACAAGCTTGTTCTAATTTAGATTGAATAAAACAATTAATTAATTCTTTTTTAACATCTGTTTTCTTAAATTCTGAAAAAGTAACTTTTTTAAAATATTTACTATCTCTTGTATCATTTATTTCAGAGCTCATATAAATAATTTATTAGAATAATTATTTGTATATTAATATTATAATGATAATTTAGAGAATATATATTGAAATAGAAATTTTAATATATATAATAAATATATTAATTATAATATGATTTTTAAACTTTATAATAAATTAACAATTTGGACTAAAATATTAATATTAATATCTCTTTTCTTGATTTGTTTCTCTATATTTTCAGTAAAACAAGAAGGGTTTAAGAATAATAAAACATTTACTTTTGCTGAAGGACCAATAGTATATGATAATTTTTATAGTACCATTTATGATACATTAGTTTATAATAAAATCAAAAATGATTATGAAATAAGTCAAATTATATCTAATACTACACCAAGTCACGAAAGTGTTGTTTTAGATATTGGTTGTGGAACAGGTCATCATGTTGGTTTATTAGAAGAAAAAGGTTTTAATGTGATTGGTATTGATAAATCTGAAAATATGATTCAACAAGCAAAAATAAATTATCCAAATGGTAATTTTAAAAATGGAGATATGAATAACGATAATTTATTTAATAATCAATCGTTTACACATATTTTATGTATGTATTTTACGATTTATTATGTAGAAGATAAATCGAGATTTTTTAGAAATGCCATGAATTGGTTAATGCCAGGTGGATATCTAGTGGTTCATTTAGTAGATAGAGATATGTTTGACCCAATTTTGCCTCCGGCAAATCCATTGGTTATATTATCTCCTCAACGATACGCTAAAGAAAGAATAACAAAAAGTAGAGTTAAATTTGACAATTTTTCTTATACAGCAAATTTTGAATTAGATAATAAATCAAATTTAGCAAAATTCAAAGAAAAATTTGAATTTAATGATGGAAAAGTAAAAAAACAAGAACATAAAATGTATATGCCTACACAAAATGAAATCATTACAATCGCACAAGAAATGGGATTTATTTTACATGGTGTAATTGATTTAATTAGCACAGGATATGAATATAATAATTTATATATTTTTGTGAAACCTAATTAATATTAATAATATATATGACTAAAAGAATAGATTATAAATTAGTAAAATTAGATTTTTTTACTGATTTTAATAAAATATTAGATAAAAATCTTTACAAATTATTAAAAAGTTATTTTTATAGCAGAATTATCGTTTATAATAAAATAAATTATGAATATTTAAATATATTAAATGAATGTAATTTTTTGTTTAATGTGAAATTACAAAATGTATTGATGAATCACATTACTGTTTATTTTTTAATAAAAAAATATTATAATTTAATATTTACTTCTATATTAGACAACTCACATAAAATTCATGTTTCAAAAGAATCCAATTTAAGTAATATTTTAGAAATGTTAAATTCAAATTCAACAGTTCATACACAAAAAGGTGGTGGGATGAAACAAGAATTTATTAAATTTGTTTTTTTGATAGGATTATTTTTATCATTTTTTATACCAGCATCAGCAACTGCTTCATTACCCGCAATACAAGGTGATTTAATTAAAGAACAACTTCCAGAAACATTCACAAGACCTAGACGACAACAAACAATTAATAGAGAAAAAAAAAAAGAAGAACTCAATAAGCAGTATGAATCAGCTTCAAAATTATTAGGTGCTGGAGTAGTCGCATTAGTTACTAGTTTATTAGTACCTGCTATAACTGCTTTATCAGAAGATGAAATTAAAGAACTTTTAGAAAATGTTGTAGCAGAACTAAATACTGAAACAAATGATATTTATGATTTAGTTGCTGGTCATTGTGATTCATTTGTAACAACTTTACATAAAAATGGACTATTTGATTCTTCTTCTATAAAAGAAATAGTTCCTGAAGAGTTTGAACAAGAGGTTCAAACCCAGATTCAAGAGAATGGAGAAGTAATTGAAGAAAAGGTAGATGAAACAATTACTAATACAATCTTAGACTATTTTGCATGGACTACAAAACCTATTGTTGCAAAATCTTCAGCAGTAGCAAATGAATTAGTTATAAAAGAAAAAGAACCTCAAAATTATGATGATTTGGTAGATGATGTTGTTGTGGGAGAAAAAGAAAATGAAGAAATTAAAGAAGTACACGGAACAGAAATAGTTGATTTAAATAGTGCTGGAACATCATTATTTTTGAAAGATCCGGAAACTTCAAAAGAAGCAAAAAAATTAGAAAGATATATTCAACAAAGTAGAGAAATTTTTAAGTATAAAGATGATTTAACATCTAGATATAAATATTTATGTAACACAGCTTTTAAAAGTAATATTATAATAAGCCAATCAAATGGAATGTTTCTTATTAAACAATTAAATGGTCATGTATCATTAGTAAGTGAAAACTTTTCCATGATGGATCAATTAAAATCATTCTTTATTGTTATGAAAGAAAACGCAGATAAAAAAATAAAAGCATCCGTTTGGGAATCACCTAATCCTATATTTAAACAAATTATTCAAAAAATAGAAATATTTGATTTGATAATGTCAAACTCAATAAAAGAATATTTTTCATTTTCTGATATGCAAACATTTAATCAAACTGTGAATAGGGTGAGACAAAGTAATGAAAAGGTTCGTGCTGAAGTTCAATGGTTAAATTTTTCTTCTCCTCTTGACAAAAGAACTCAACAAATGAATTTTTTAGCAGAACAAGAAGAAAAAAAATATGAAGCTCATATTCATATACAACATTCTGAATTACAACGTGAGATTGACGCTGTAATTGCGAATGAAACAATAATATCTAATTTGGAAAAAGCAAAAATAATAGAAGATACAACGAATTCAACGCGACAAATTAATGAAGCAAAACAAAAAGCATGGGGAGAATTTTTTGATTCGAATTTTGGAAAAGATAATCCTTTGTCACAATTTATTTCAACAACACTTAACGGTGGACTTATTGAAGGTATATTTAGTCCATTATTTAATAATATTAAAAAATATGGTTACGACATATTAATTTTTATATTTGTTGCTGGAGCTGTTTTAGTCTTTACATATAATCTTAAAACAATTTGTTTCTCTATTGGTGGGTTGTTGTTAAAATCTAAAAAAGATAAACCCGAATCTGTGTCAACGAACCAATTAGCCAGAACAAATCAGTCTGAAAATTTAAATACGGTTGTATTAGCTAAATTACCAGATGATAATCAAATACTTCAAATTAAATATGACGAAAATGGAAGAGCTATAGAATTTGATTTGATTGTAATTAGAAGTCATATGAAAGGCAATATAAAAGATAAATTAGTTAATTTATTCAGTTATTATAAACAACATAATGATAAACTCATATTATTTTATTATAATGATGAAATACTATGTGGTAGTTTTATAACAATACAAGAAAATAAAATACTTATTGAAACAATAGATGGTAGACCAATTCAAATATCATATGAAGATATTATTGACCCAATAACTACACCATATTTAACTACTAGTTATATAAGAAACAAGTATATTGAATGTAAAACTATATTTGAAAATAAAACGAAATCTAATCCATTATCATCTGAAAAATTATTTACAAAACAATTACAATTACTCAAACAACTACGTAGCGAACAAAAACATAGCAAACAAAAACGTAAAACAATTCGTCGTAGAACATCTGGGTCGTCGTCATCATCTGAGTCGTCGCGTTCGAGTAGTAGACGTAGTCGTAGAACATCTGGGTCGTCGTCATCATCTGAGTATTTACCTCCTAGTGTTCTAGGTCCTTTTCCTAAATATGACGAGCATGATGAACCTACATCTGTGTCAGTTTAACTAAACACCAACATGAATTAACAACGTTAAAAATATTTATAAAAAATAATTATTTTTTATAAATGATAAAATATATATTTTTAATAATAATTGTTATAATAATTATTATTTTATTATATTTTCGTGTAAAATTTCGTTTTTGGTCAAAACAACCTGTTTTTCATATTTATGATTTGTGGTATTATTTATTTCCTTGTGGAATAATAGATTTAGAACTTCCAAGTAGAGAAGACAAATATAACAATTTCAAAAATATTGACACAATAAAATTGGATGACTTAAGTAATATAAATAAAGAAAAATTTGTTTCTTTTATACAAACACATTTTCTAAGAAGTAGAGAATTAAATTATAAACCAAAAAAAGAAAATATTTTTCCTTATTTAACTGGATTAGATGGAGGGTCTATATTTATTTCTCTATATAAAAAGAAAAATATGTTGATGGATACAAAATCACAAAAAGTAAAAGAAGACGAAAAAATAATAGGTACTATATTATCTTATCCGATTCAAATTATTTTTAATAATGGAAATCCAGAAGCAAATATGAATGCTTACTATGTTGATTATTTATGTGTAAATAGAGAAAATAGAAAAGAAGGAATTGCTCCTCAATTAATTCAAACACATCATTATAATCAGAGACATTTAAATAAAAATATTCATGTTTCTCTATTTAAGAGAGAAGGTAATTTGACAGCAATTATTCCATTATGTTTATATAATTTATGTGGATTTTGGATAAAAGAAAAAAAAGAATTTATTTTACCTCAAGATATAAAATTAATAAAAATAAATTATAAAGATTTATCTTATTACAACGATTTTATTAAATTAAATCATAAAAAATTTAAAATATTTATCTCTACTTCTTTGGCAAATATAAGTGAATTAATAAAAACAGAAAATATATTTATATATGCTTTGATTCAAAAAGATACTATTTTATCTCTCTACTTTTTTAAAAAACAATGTACTTATTTAGATGACAATGAAGAAATAATTACATGTTATTCTTCTATAAATTGTTGTAAATCAGAAGATATATTTAAAGTTGGGTTTCAACAAGCTTTACTAAATATAATTGATAAAAATCCTTCTTATAAATTATTAATTGTAGAGAATACTTCAGATAATGATAAATTAATTCATTTTTATTCAAAATTAAATGAATTATTATTTAATATAAAATCAGCTTATTATTTTTATAATTTTGCTCATCATTCTTATCAAGCAAATCAGACATTAATTCTTTTATAAAATTGATTTAAAATATTTAAATTTAACAAAACAACAAAGTTATGGAAACAAAACAAACAAAAGGATTAAAACGTAATATTATTGATAAATATTACACAAAGGATATTGTTGTAGAATTGTGTTTAAATTTCGTTAAAAAATATATACAAATAAATACAGATGATTTAATTGTAGAACCAAGTGCGGGTAATGGTTCTTTTATTAGAGGTATTAAATCATTATCAAGTAATTTTATATTTTATGATTTAGAACCAGATAATAATGAAATAATAAAACAAGATTATTTGCTATATGACTATTGTAGTATTAAGGAAACATTCAGTAAAATACATATAATAGGTAATCCTCCATTTGGTCGTCAATCTTCATTAGCGATTAAATTTATAAAAAAATCGTGTGAATTTTGTGATAGTGTTTCGTTTATACTACCTAAAAGTTTCAAAAAAGATAGTTTAAAAAAAACATTTCCATTAAGTTTTCATCTTCTATTTGAAATAGATTTACCTGACAAATCATTTTTAGTAGATGGTGTAGAACATAATGTAGAAACAGTATTTCAGATATGGGAGAAAAAAGATGTAAAAAGGACAATAAGTAAAAATGTAGAACCGTTAAATTTTATATTTGTTGGAAAAACGGAAAATCCAGATATATCATTTCGTCGCGTTGGAGTTAATGCTGGCATTATAGATGTAAATATTGATAACAAAAGTATTCAATCACATTATTTTATAAAATTTACAAATAATAAATCTATTAGCGATAATATTGAGTTATTAAAAGTAATTCAATTTAATCATAATAATACAGTAGGTCCGCGTTCAATAAGCAAACAAGAACTAATTAAAGAATTTAACAAATATATTTAGATTTGTATATTTCATTTTGTTTTTGTAAATATAATATTTTCTTTCTTTCTAAAATTTTTTCTTTATTTTGCTGATAATAGTTTTTATCATAACAAATTCTATTATCTTTATTATTTTCTCTATATATTTTTTGTTTTTCTTGTATATTATCTTTATTTTTAATATATAAATTTTTATTTAATTCTAGTATTTTATCTTTATTATTAATTCTATATTCATCTTGATATTCTTTAATTTTCATTTTATTAGTTTCATTATATTCAATTTTCGTTCTACAAGGAATATATTTATTAATACAATCGTTGTTTTCAATATAATATTTTTCTCTTAATTGTAATTCTTTTTTATTATTACAATTCACATTTTCAATCAAATAAATTTTGTAATTATTATTTTTCAATATATCAAAAATAGTTACATAATGATATTTATTTTTATTGTAACAATTATAACAATATTTATGTCTTGACAATCTTGTTTCTAATTCTCCAGTTGTAGAACCATAATAACTTAAATTTGTAGTATTACATTTTACCATATAAATTTTTCCATTATTATATTTATTTTCCATAAGTTATAGTTACAATAACTAAATTATGTTTAAGTTATTTAACAATAATATTTCAAATTTGGGAAAAAACAACTAATAGAGTTGTAAATGAAAAATTAGAACCAGTAAATTTTATGTTTGTTGAAAAATCAGAAAACCCAGATATTTCATTTCGTCGTGTTGGAGTGAATGCTGGAACTATCGACAAAAAAATTGATGAAAAAAGTATTCAATCACACTATTTTATAAAATTTACAAATGGAAAATCTATAACTGATAATGTAAACAAATTATCTACAATAACTTATGACTTTAATAATACAGTAGGTCCTAAATCCATATCAAAACAGGAATTAATATTTAAATTCAATCCGTTATTAGAATGTTAATTAAAGTATGAAGTAATAATATTTTGTAGATTATTCAAATAACATAATGTATTATTTTTAAAACCTGTTTCAAATAATTTATATGCTTTATTTTTTTTGCTTTTAAATTGTATTTCATTACAAACTACACATAATAACTTACTATTAACGTTATTATGTTTATTATTTTCTATATATTTAAACCCTCTATTAAGTTGTTGTCCTCCTCCCCATAAATCTAATTGGTTCATACCAATAATAATTTTATTGGTTAATTTTTCCAGAATATACCAATCTGGTATTTCAGTAGTAAAATGCTCTTCGCATTTTTTTTCAAAATAAATGTCAAAACGGTCTGCGTCTAATTCTAATTTTGTAATAAATTGTTTTACAATATTATTAAACTTATTGCCTCTAATAACGCCCTTTGTGCCTGCTGGTATTAGTTGTAATAAATATTCTTGTATTATTTTTTGTTTTGTTTCTTCGTCTATATATTTTCCCAACACTTCGCTTAGTTTTTTAATTTCATTTTTAACCGATTTACAATCTTTATAATCACACAATAATTTTACATCAGTTAATTTTTCCAAAGTTTCATGACAAACTTCTTGTGTTATTCTTGTATTAATATCTTCCATAGATAATTTAGGTTCAGTTTGTTCTGTCATCTTTGTATTATAATTACTTGTATGTTTATTATTCATTTCAATTTTATAAATTTATCAATAATATTAGCGTGTATATTTTCCAACATAATAAAATGAATCAACAATAAAAATAATAAAAATTCCTAAAAAAGAATATAATATAACTTCTTCAGTAACACTACCACTTTTTTCATCTTGTTGTTCTTCAAGAAGATGAATCATATAATTTATTTTTTCCATTAATAAATCGTTATCAGATAGTGTAGGTGTAGATGTATGATTAGTAAAAGCGTGAGTATAATTTGGTATAGGAGTTGGTGTGTGTGCGAATAAATTAGGTGGTATTCTAGAATTAGTTAAACCTTCTTTATTGTCTATTGGTGCTGCTTCTCTATAAATAGTAGCTTGAACTCCTGATGATTGTGGTGGTGGTATTGGATTAAAATCACCCATATCGTCTTGTTGTGATGGTAAATTATTCATAGCTTTCATAACTTGATTAACTTTATCGTAATTAATTTTAGGTTGAATATTATCTTCTGTGTAACTATTAACAGAGGGATATTTTTTAATTGTTTTAGAAAATTTTTTTTTATGAATTGATTGATCCATTTCATCAAAAACTTCATTATCAACCGGTGCGGCATAAAAAGCAAAAGACATCTCTTAATAAAATTTAAGATAATAAATTATAAAACAAACTGAATAATTAGTTTATTTCATAACGCTTAAAGAATATTATATTGTATGATTTTTATAAGTTAATTATATATGATAAAAATTATTCAATTCATATGTTGTTTGTTAATTATATATATTTTTCTTATTTCAAATAATTTAAATAAGTTATTTCAATCAATTTTAGGAAGATTATTTATTTTTTTAGTTTTAATATTAATAACGTGTATCAATAAAATAGCAGGATTTATTTGTGGTCTTTATTTATTAATTTATTTGAATAATGTATTGGTAAATAATTACATTCCATTTCATAATGTAGAGAACTTTTCTAATATTTATTCTTCTGAACTCAATTCAAATATTTTAACTGAATACGATATAATGAGTGATAAAATAAATATGGAAAGATATATGCAACCACAGAAATCTAATGAATTATTTCCTTTTAAAATAAAAATAACAAATAAAGAACCTAAACCTTATAATAAAAAATTTTAATTATTACATATAATATTTCAAATATATAATATTATGCTTAATCACATATTATGATAATTAATATTTATAAAATTAATTTATATTTATAAAATATGAAGATGAAAACAAATCAAATAACTTTAATAATATTATTATCATTTATCATAATATTAATAATATATTTTTTTTATAAAAAAAATAATTGTTATCATAAAGAAGGATTTATTACTAAATTGTATAGACCTTACTTCAGAAGGCTTAAAAGAGGATTAAATAAATATGTTAATTATTATTTGAATTACTAATTCATATATATAATATATATATGAAAAAAATAAAAGGAGGAAATATATTTTATCATTCAACTAATAATTCAAATAATAAACCAATAAAACACGTAAAAAAAAGTTATACAAGTTTTTTAATAAATCCATTACAATTTATTCATGGAAATATAATGCAATTAAATAATAGTAAATTCTTTGCTGGTGTGATTATGATATTATTAAACATAGGGTCAAAATTTATTTCAGTTAACTTTAGTAAGTCAACTGAAGAATATTTAAAATTTACATTAAGTAAACAAATATTAGTTTTTTCAATGGCATGGATGGCTACCAGAGATATTTATACTGCTTTAGTATTAACCGCTGTTTTCATTATTTTATCAGAACATTTATTTAACGAAGATAGTTATTTTTGTATAGTTCCACACTCAGCAAGAATAACACACAAATTAACTGCGGCGGCAAGTCATCCACATAATAATATTGTTACAGAAGATGAATTAAATAACGCAATCCAAATATTAGAAAAGGCAAAGAAAGAAAAACAAGAAAAAATACATAAAGATGCAAATGAAAAATTTAAGGATTTACTACCTTATTAAGTTACATTCATTATTAAAAAATCAATATAGAATATATGTCAAAGTCTAAATTTGATAACAACTATTTACCAAAAAGAATGAACGTTATATTATATACAAAAATAGATAAATCAAGTAGAATGGTGTATACTCCGCAAATGAGTAATCCAGGTTCATCAAGTCGGTTTGTAAATTTTAACCCTCTAATAAAAATAAATGAAAAATTTGTTTCAAACGAATATAAAATAAATTTAAAACAAAAAGGGTCATTAAATGAAAATATTATTGACATTTTATTAAATAAACAAAAATTTAACGATTTATTGAATCTTATATTAGAGAAAACTGGTAAAAAAGAATTATCTATACAAGAAAGCTGTACAAAAAAAGTTATTGATAATAATATCAAATTCACTCTGGATATTTTATTTAAACCAGGTAATAATTTGGAAATAAATAAAAAACAATATACTATTGTTAACTATTCATGGTTAGATGGCGATTGGTTAATATATAGCGATGATATTAAAAAAGATTCTGAAGAACAATACCAATACCAATATTTTCATCATAAAAGATATATTGATGAATCATCAGAGCATATGATTACTAAAAACGCATTTAATAAATTAAATAAAGAAATTCCAGATTGTTTAAAAGGTACTACAACAGGAAATTCTCTACTTGTTACTGGAGATAAAGAATTTTTAAAAGAACACGAACAAACACATGAACAGAAAATTACTATTGATTCAAGAATCAACAAATTTTTTGAGATACAAGAACCTTTTAATTTATCTGAAAATAATTGTTATTTGCCTTATAATTTAAGTTACAATACTCCTTCTTTTTTAAAAGACCCAATTTCTGTAAGTTTATTTTATTTGGAATATAATTTTAAAAAAGAAACAAACAATAATAAAAAATTAGAAAAAACATTTTATGAATTAGATGAAAAAAGACAAAATTTAGAAGCACTTGAAAAAACTATTTTTAAATATATGGGTAGTATAGAAGAACGAGCCGAAATTAAAGAACAAAATACACAAATGGATAATGAAAAAACAGAAAATGATAAAAATATTAAATTACTAAAAAAATGTAATGAACAATTAAACAAATTATTAAGTGAATATACTGTATATCATTGTGGAGATTCTATAAATTCTGAGTTAAACGACATATTGTATAATATTGAAAAAAATAATTATGACATAACATCAAGTATACAAACAATTGATAAAAATATAAATTGGTGTAAAAGTCATTACCATCATAAACATCATCACAATCAAAAAACAGATATAATTAACAAATTTAATAAAGTAATAAATTTGATTAATGAGAATATCCAAGAATTAGAGAAAAAACAAAAAGAATATAATAGTGATATGAATTTAAATGACCTAGTAAATGAATTAAACAACAAAAGAATAGACATTTCAAATTACATAAGTTTAAAAAAAAAATATTTAGATTTATGTAAAACAATATTGGAAAATATTCTACAAAAAATAGATATGGAAAATGATTATTTATTATCACTTATTACATTTTATAAACAATTATATACTTATAAAAAAAATGAATTAAATAGCACATATCGCTTAACAAGCGACCAAAAATGGCTATTAACAATAATAAACCAAATTATTTTATTTGACTTAATTATATATAATACAATATTTTCTGAATGTAAACAAACTGTAATTGATACACAAAAAATAATAAATGAATATATTGAAACAATTAAAAAACTTCAAACAAATAGATATAATATAAAAGATGAAAACATAAATAAAAATAAAGATTTGCCCATCTTATCTTCTTATAAATATGCTATTTATTATGTAAATAATATTATTAATATGAATATTTGGAAATCTTTTAGTAGTAAAACACTTGAATTAAATAATAATTTCTCTACTATTGTATCCAAAACAATTCAAAATTATCATAAATTAAATGAATCCTTTTCTCATGCTTCAGAATATGAAGAAAAATTAAAAAATATAAAATATACGTGTTTTGATTTAATAACCATATATTCACGAATGACTATGATTTGTTTTTTGAGAAATTATATTTGCGATAAATATAATACCTCGTTTTTTGATATTTTAAAACAAATAAAACCACCTTTTAATGAAAAAAATAAATATTATCTGGATATTTCAGCAATAATAAATTATACATATATATCTTCATTAAATAACAATTATCAAGATTATATTAATTCTGTAAAAATGTTAACTCCATCTATTACAAGTAGTAGCGTTGAAAAAATATGTAATAAATTAGTTATTCAAGAAGTTGAAAATGATAATATATTTTTTATACAAGATGTAGAAAATGATGAATTAGATAATATAATAATAACTCATTTTGTTGACACAACTTTCAATCAGTTATTTAATATAACTAATATAAAAATTATTGCTTATACTAATTTTTTATTAAATACAGCTGTTGAAAATGGAATTAATTGGTATTTATGTAGAGAAAAAAAAATGTTTAATAATAAGTATCCTGTTAAAGTTGAGGATGATGATATAAATATTATAGAAGAATATTATAAAATAAATATAGGTATCATTGAAAATAAAAGAACACTTGTTTTAATAAAAAAAAATAGATATGAAAAAACATTATATATTTTTAAGGATGGTGAAAAATATTATACTATATTACAAAATGATAAGGTTGCATTACTTGATAATAATAATGATTTTGATACAATAACACAAATAACTACAGGTGGTTCTAGTCAGAAAGAACAAATAGAGAGTATTATGAATCAATAAGTATTAGATATTTTATTACAAAATCCAAATGATGATGATAATAAACATATAATATCAAAAAATACATTAGCTTATGTAGTTCCTATTAAAATAGAATTATACGACGGAAAAGATGTTCCATTAAGTAAAAAAGTAGAATCTACTTGTGAAGAAAATTATAATAATATATTAGAAGCGTGGA